GTCGAGTTGGTTAGCCCACCCAACAACACGGACACGTCATCCGTCCATTTGTCAAAGTGCAAATTTCCGACATTACTGCTAGCACCAAAAGATACATTAAATCCGCCAGTTTGGTTTAACTTGAACTTGTTGTTAGCAAAAACAGAACTTGCCGCAGTGGTGCCTTTGTACGCTTCATAAGCTACGCCAATTCCGCCTGTTTCAATCTCGAAATTGTTATCAACAGTAATCGCCGCGCCAGTGAAACGACCAATTTCGCTAGCTGCTGTTGCGTAGCTAGTGCTTGTAACAAACCCCTTAATCTTGGAGTTGAACAAAGAGCCATACTGCTCAAAGACGTTTGCAAACTCTTCGCACTGGAAAGTATCAACCGACAAACTGTGGTTATTGCCAGTTAGAAGCAGCGCGGGGCGATTGGTGAATACGCCACTTTCATTGTAGAAGTATGACTGCTTAAAGCTGTTGTCGTAAGTTCCGTCAAACCAGATGGCAGGGTCAGAGGGGGAAACTGTCACAAAACGGCAGCCATTACCGGTGTTCGCAGTAGCGGAAACGCCGCTTGCCACAAGTGTGCGGTGTGGAGACGTTACGCCGAGTACGTTAGCCAAGCAGTACGCTGCCGGAAGGTCGGCAAAGTACCAGCAGTTCTCGTAATACCCAAGCTCTGTACCATAAGCATAGTGCGCGATGGACGGGGCGCTGGGGCGTTGTGACTTCATGAAAATCGCCACGTTTTTAAAGTGGTGGTTTTGGTTATCTTGGCTCGTAGTAGTACGAGCGCCAAGCACACCAATTCTGGATGGGGTAGGGCATTTTGTAGTATCGAACGTGTCGATAACAATATCTTCCAAACCAAAATTGCATCGGCCTGCAATATCAATACACACCCCGCCAGTGTTTGCCCAGAACAGCGAACCATAGGGGAAGTTATTCGGTCGATTGCTTGGGATATTTGTCCCAGACATCCCCTTAATAGTAATTGGAACCCACGCGTCAGTGAAGTTAAGTGGGGTATCCAATCGATAGCCATCAGGTGCAGGTGGGACTAGAATGGTTCCACCGTTTCCTGTAGATACAAGGTAATTGTATGCAGCCTGCAATGCCGGGGAAGAATTATAGTTCCCGCCTTTTGCGCCCCACCAACGAATATCTACCGGACCACTAAATTGACGCTCCCAGCTGCGGCCAAGCGCATCTACCCACACAGTGCCGTCGTTGTCAGGCTGGCTACCAGTACGAACAACAATACCGCCTGCGCCGTCAAAATAGTTAGTGCGGCCCCCAACCTGCATCCGAGTGGCACTGCCGTTATACGCACGGAGGGCTGCGTAGGTAGGGGCAAATTCCTCCCCCATATTCTCGTAAAGAAACTGTGTCCTATTCGCTAGTTCTTGTGCCTGCCGGTTCGCAACACCTCCTGCGCCACCAAGAACAGGTGTGTTTTTTTCGATCTGAAACACATCACCCCAAATTGCTGTTGGTGTAAGATTTGCCATTTATTAGTCCTTATCTGGGAAATCAGGAACATCTAAATATTGTGCTTTATCTGGATGCTCTTGTGTAAATTTATGAATATTATTTAGAAGTGAACGAATGAACATAGAGCTTTGCTTTATCTCTTCTCGCATTTCATCAACATCTCGTTCAAGACGTTGTGCAAGGCTTTGCCATTTCTTCACTTCTGAAATAGCTTCATTACGTTCCTTATATGCTTCTTCTAGTTTATCCCGTTCGTTCTCAAAATCCTTCTTCACATCTTCTATTTGTTTAAGTAGCATCTCAACAACATTCTGTCTTACGCCTGTTTCAAATAGTTTCTCTTTCATCATTACAACAAGGTAAATGATGATGAACAGAAGAAGGACAGAGACACCACCTATTTTAGTTACGCCGTCAAAGCCCTCGGCTGAAAATATGAACGATAACAGTGTCTCCATCTAATGCCCAATCGCGCGCCAATAGTATCCAATATTCACTACAGACCCTCCAGAAGCTTTGTGATAACCGAGTTTAAACTTTATGTTATCTATGGTATCAGCCCCAAATGTTGAATCTGCGATAAACGCTCCGGGAGACAATACAACGTTAAAACAGTCATTTGGGAATGGGATGTTAAAAAAAACATCTATTGTTCCGTCTGAATTTCCAGAGTAAGAACCTCTTCCCCACTGCTCAATAATCCCGTTCGCGTTGATATTGAAACCATTTGTACCTGCTACATACCTACCAAGGAGCTTCTCCCAATAACTAAAGGAAGTGTCTAAAACAGGATTTTGATTGACGTTTGTAACCTTACACTTGTAAAGAACACCGTCCGAACCTTGCACAAAACTTTTATTAGCAATATACTCTGTTGTGGTGTCCCACACAACAATACCGTGTTGGTTAATATGTTGAAGCATCTTATCTTGACGATGTTCAATAAAGTTCCACACTTCATAAGGAGGCTTCTCGACCACCCAACCTGTGTTCTTCTTTGTATCACTTGGTTCCACTTTACTACCACTCTCTGCCCAAGCTACACCGAGAGAAGGTTTGTTAATTTCTGCCATATTATTCCTTTAATCTTTCACTGCATCGTATGTTTGTGAGCCGTTGTATGCAACAGTGCCATCAAATAACAAGAATGGAGACAATGCCTGTTCAAAGTCAAACTGCACTCCGGCTGGTTTCGGGAACAATCTATCTGTGTACCCACCATTCAATACAGAATAAGCCAAGAATTGCTCTTCTTGGAAAGACAAGATTTTGCCAATCCTTATTGTACATTTTGCGGGATACTCCTCTACAAGAAGAGTTTGTTCTGTTTGGAACAAGAAGTTGAAGAACTCAATAATCTCCTCTGGACTAATTCCAGATATGTTCTTCAATATCTTACTTCGGATAAATAGACGGTAAGTTGCATCGTCAATATAACGATAATCAGATGTTGACTCGTTTGTTATGGAGAACAAAGGATAACCTTTGCTGCTGTCTGACGCAGTACCAAGCTCACCTGCTGTGGCATCCTCATTCATGCCAAAATAGATATACAAACCTGTATCGACAAGAATACGTTCTTGACCTACAATATCTCCGATAATGTCTAGGTTCTTTCCTGTGGCAACATCCAAGCTACGCAATTGCATAAGTTGTTTTGTTGCTTCCTGAATAGGTAGAAATCCATTTAACATCAAGCGAAGATATTTATCAAAGATCGGCTTATCTTTGAAGGCGTCTGTATACCTTGTTTGTGCCTCTACATAATAATCAACTTCATTAAAAGGATTGAGCGCCATATTCTCTCCTTACGAAGTTGTTACAGTGATGAAGGATGTTTGTGTGTTTGCTTTCTCTGTCAAACCTACAACAATATTACTTGTGCCTGTCGGACTTGCACTTGTCCCAATAAACAAATTGTTCACTTGAACACCTGCAACAGAGTTGATTGGTGTATAGAGGCGAGAATAAACAACATCGTCGCCAATTTTCAAGCCCTCAAGATAGGCAACAATAGCTGCCTTCACATCTTCCACAGCTGTAGGGGGAGCACCAGTGTACGTAGTAATATTGACAGCAACATAAACATTCTTATCGGCAACACGTTGAAATGAAATGTCATGACCAAACCCTTGGCTATCAATTACATTCACTGTTGTGTTACCATAGGGTTGAATACCTGCTGGTTTCTTTTGCCAGATAGCATTAGCAATATCAGAGCTGTTGCCCCCATCAACAACACACATGAATGATTTCAGCGGCAAACCATTAGCATCTGTCGTGCTGGTAAAATTCTCCACAACCTTCACTTCTTTCACACTGTCCAATGCCGTCAAGGCAGAATAGAGCGCTGTTACAGTGCCGGTAGATGTACGCGCTTTGTTTTGTTTGAAGCGCAAACGCAGCTCTTCATCTGTCTCCAAATCATTACCAACAACAGCTTGCACAGGATTGGAGACACCATTCCAGCCAATGACAGGTGTGTCGATTGTGTCAATTGTATTTACAGCTTGCTCGATAACGCCTTTCTGTGTACACTCCACTGTGGCAACACGTACAGCAAAAGACGCAGCTACGTTTGTTAGCGTGAAATCACGACGTAGCAGAGGGTCGTTGCTCTTAATGACAACAGACGTGCCATTACGTGTAGCCGTAAAAGCTACATCTGAAGCAAAAGCAGCTACAATACCATTTAACACTTCGTCCTGTGTTGCAGAGCCATCAGATGTAAAGCTGCGAACAGTTGGTGTATCAGATGTGTTACTACTTTTGTAAGCAACAGAGTAGGTGGTGCTGTTAGCAACAGTTGGTACAGTGACAGTGAGAGAGGAAGCACCATCTAGCGAATACGTGATAGTTTCTGTTAGTTGAAACTTGTACCCTGTGCTCGAGCTGCTAACTTGATATGCTGGAGATAGAACAACAAGTGGAGCAATCTCAAACAAGCATTGTGCTGTTGTTGCCTTAGCTGCAAAGCGTGTAAGTCCTGCAAGAGCAACAATGTTGTCAAGAGCAACACCATAGGCTTGTTCAGGGTCGAATGATTGAAATACAGAGAGGTTGGCTTGCCACAAATCCACTTGGTAAGGAGAGACAAGAGCTATTAGCCTGCCTAACAAACTACTATCTGTTGTATCAACAACCTCGCCTTCTGGCACCAAATCTTGGAACAAAGACACAGCAGACGCTTTGTTCTGTTCCAATACATCGGCAAGCCCTAATGCTTCAAAACCTGTATCAGTAAGTCCTGCCATATTAGAGTCCTAAGTTAATTGTTATTGGTTCTGTTGTTTCACCCATGTTTGTAATGGTTGTGAACACAGCAGAGTATGTCCGTGTTGCTGCGTCAATATCAGAGGCGAATGAAGCAATGGAAGCAACATAAGGCTCTTCCAAAATAGCTTGCTGGAAGATTGTGTCGATGGAGCTTTTCTTACGTCCACGCCCCATAATTTTTCCAATGTAAGGAATGCCATATTCCTCGTCTAAAAACCATTCACCTTCAAATGTACGCAGCTTAATTGTTAGACGTTGTGCTGTAGATTGCCGTGCCTCGTCTGTAACAGGACATTGCCCATTCAGAAACACAGCATCTTTTGTATCACCGTTAAGGAGAATATCCATTATTGAGGCCCACTTGTATTGCTACCACCAACAATAACGCCACCATGAACGTGTGTGCTCAAACTAATTCCTGCACCAACAACGTCGCCTGTAGCTGTCACACTACTGTTCGTTGTCACAGGGGAATTGATTTGTGTGGAAGCAGCATTAATTTCTAACTGGTTGCAATTGATTTGAAACTTTGTTGGTGTGTTTGCTACAATATCACCAGAGGCTTTCAAATGAAGCTCTGTTTGGCTTCCACCAATGTTATGAATCAACACCAAATCATCAGGAGATTGTCCATATTTTGTTTTGGCTTGATTCATTGGATATGGCGCAGGAATAGCAAACCCATCGCGAATATCATTCATGCGATAGTCTGGAGGAATAGAGCTACCATTCTGTTTCCAATTGTCTGTTCCGCGCATACTCCAAACCACCAGCACTTTGCTACCAACAGGAAGAGGGAATGTAATTGCAGATGTTGTAGAACAAGGGAAGCAAATCGGAATGCCGGCAATTGTTGGACGTTCTATCAAACCACCATTCTCTTTTACAACACCAATATCTGGCTTTACATCTACCATTTGATTGTCAAAGTCATACTTAACAACTGTAGCTGGCATTGCTGTGTATGTCGTGGACATTAGCCACTCGAAAGCATCATCAAATGCTGACATTATTTCGTCTCCTCTTTCTTATTCTTGTTCTTCTTATCAGCTTTCCTTGCATCTTCAGCACGCATCTTGGCAAACTCATTCGTAGTCATAAGAAGAATATCCATTGTCCAATCAGAGCCGCGATATGAGCCATTGAATGTCACTTCTTCTACTTTATATGTGCCGTCTGTATCACCTGTACCTTCTAGCACAACAGCCCAACCAGCTTGTACAGTCGGATTTAGAAGTGCCTTAACTGTCAGACCTTCTTTACGTAGGGGGTCAAGCTTGCCACGTTTAATGCGTCCTGTGGATTTGTAAGGGCCAGCAAGCAAACCTGTTGTATAAGAAAGCACAGGAGCTTTCTTTACGCTGCTATCGCTTGTACCGTCAATGTCACTGATATACAATGCACCATTGTCTAGACGATACTCAAGCAGATAAGCATTGCAAATGCGTTGCAACTCTTGCATTGCACTACCGGCAATAGGCATACCGAATGGAAGTGTTAGGTTGAGCTTGTCAGAGCGATAAATACCTTTAGCCAAACCATCAACACTTTGTCTGAGCTTTTCAATTGCACTACCGACAGTGTTGCCAGCAGCAACAAAATCGGAAACATAATTGAAAGAGAGCTTACTTTGAAACGGTGTACATTTAAGTGTTGTTACTCTGCCTGTGCCATTCCGTTTTGTCTCCATGTCATACACTTCACCGGAGAACAATTCTTTCAATCCTGTTTTCAAATAGCCAACTTTCAAAGAGACAACAGGATAGTCTTTCTCAAGAATAGCTAATGTTTCTTCAGACAAATTTGTGATTGAAATATCTGCTGTGTTTTGTGCGTCTTTGTTATTTGCCGACTTCTTGATGGAAAAGCTCACTTCCAAATCAGCAATGGAAAAGCCTTTCTTTGTTTTGCCATCACCAATAATAAGCTCATACACACGTATGAACTGATATTGTGTCTTATCAAGAGGAGAATAATCTCCATAGCCGACAATACTTGTAGCTTCTGGTGGCTTAATTTCTGTTGTATTCTCAGCCATATATTCTCCTTACAGAAGGCTTGTTTTTGTTACAAAATAGAGAGAATAATTAGAAGACAAATCCCATTTCAATGTATCCCATTTTCCTTTTGAATTGGAGGAAATAGGTTCTAACAACAAATAACCTTCCAGCCCAGAGGCAATTGGAAGGTCAATCGGGAAGCTACACACTAACGCTTGATTGGTTAGTAGAGGTTCGTCGTCTTCATCATTCAGAGAGAAATTCCAACTCTCGCTAAATGTACTCCATGTGATGATGAGTGTGAATGTCTTTTGTTCTAATGTTGTTGAATAAGAATAAGACAAATCACTATAAAGCGGAAGCTCAAGAATAGATAACTCGCTGCTATCTACTTCGAGCAAAGAAGAATAACTCATAAAATCTCCTAAGAAAGAAGGCCGAATGAACAACCCTCTTTCTCTTTGTTTATTACATTATACCATATAAATCGGTAAAGTCAATAAGTACACCTTACTGTATCAACCGAATACGTTCTCTAAAATACCAGTAAGTGTTCCGCGAGCTTTATCAACACCTTTTCGCAAAATACTACCTTCTGCTTTACCTTTCTCATTTGGTTTTGTGTTTTGTGCGGGTGTGTTGGTTGTTGCTTTTCCGTCCTTTGTGTTTCCCTTGTTACCGCCTGTTGTGCCTTTACCCTCTGTTTGCTTTTGAGGCGGGACATTTACAACAACTTCACGCAGAGTGACAAGTTTAATTTGCTCAAACGTTAAGCTCACTTCAACACCATCGCCACTATCTACACCTTCGGAAAAAGACAGAGATGTAATGACGCAATTGTTGTACACGTTTTTCACCTTACCTGTTGCACGGCCTGTAATACCTACCTCGCCATCAATGATGGTACAAAGTTCTTTATTGTTACGTGCGTCAAGTAAAGCCTTTTTGACAACATCGCCACCAAGCTTTACATTACTACCTGTCGATGCAACAACAGTAAACGCATCGTTCTGAGAAAGAATGGCAGGTTCAGAGACAACATTTGTACCAGAGAAAATGTCTGTATCTACAACCACACCATTCAAACTTACTTTCAGGTTTTCGGACTGAACGTGGTCAGATATTTTACTGCCGTTCTCAACAGGATGTGCTGTTACAGAATTACTATAACTCAATCCATAAGACGTAATAACAGATAGGTGGACAAGGTCTTTGTTTGGCCTTTGGATACTAATCATCGCGGAACCCCAATAGAATATTTAGAAGTTTCTTGCTGTAAGGCTCTACCTAACGCCATTGGGTCATTTGCATTAATAGTTACACCATTAAGTTGATATGTCGGTGCAGGCTTGGTCTGCTGCCCTGTAACCATGGGAGCATTTGCAACAATGCTTGTGCGAATACCCATATCGTTCATCATCTCACCAGCACCTTTAGAAACATCGTCCCATTTCTTACCGAGCCAGTTAAAAGGCTTACTTACAGTGGTTTTAAATTTCTCCCACATCTTGGTCATTTCTGCCGTAACCTCATCCCACTTCTTCTTCATGTCATCAAAGAACTGGTCGAGACCTTTGAACATGTCGTCGGCATCGCCAAATAGCTCACCCATCAAACTAGGTTTACCATTCACCCAATAATAGAAGTCTTCAAGAACGAGGAGTGTTACAGCAATCATTGTACCAAGCCATAACCAAGGAGCAAACGCTACAGCTTGTGCGGCTGCCAAGCTCCACATGGCCTTAATCAAACTGCCAAAGCCTGCAAGTGTTGCTGGACCAGTGAGGATACCCATCCAAACAGCATTAGTTTTAATTGCGGCACCAAGGGCTGTGAAGGTTGCTGTCAAACCAATAAGTACAAACTCTTTAGAGGTAATGAAGTCCACAAAGCTTGTGAAAGCATCCATCAGTTTGATGATGGAATCTTTATTCTCTACAATGAAGTCTTCAAGAATGTCCAGTTTGCCTGTGAGCATTTCAATGAATCGCCCCATTGCATCTGCAACACCTACTTCCTCTATCTTACCGATGAAATCCCCCCAGCGGTTATTAAGGCGTGCCAGAGTTGCATCTAGGTTATTACTCATCTTATCGAGAACACCGGACTCTTTTGCAAGCTCCTGCATCTTCTCTGTAACTTTTGGCAACCAATCAGAAGTTGTAACACCTTTGTCCGATTTCATTTGTTTCATCAATTCTTGCATGGCATCACCGCCTTTTTTACCCGTGATGGTTTCTGCAAAAATCTCTTTACTACCAAACAAATGCTCAGACAACTGTTGTGTCAATTCTTCAGAGTAGATTCTGTTTTTCGACACCATTTGTGAGAGGGCAGCCAATGCACGTTTGTAGCGTTCACCACTTGTACCACGTACACGAGCGAAATCTGTAAACTGCTGGAAAATCTTTTCACCACCCTCAAGACCAAGGTTGGTTTTAGCAGAGTACATAAAGCCAAGATAATCTTGTGCTACATCGCCTGCACGAACACCACGCTGGTTTGCATAATCCTTGAATCTGCCATACCCAGCTTTACCTTGCGAAGCACCACCATACAACCCTTCAAACTGTGCGTTGATGTTTTGCTTCTCTACAAGTTGCTGATTAAGGGCAACAGCAGAATATCCCAAACCAGCAGCACCGCCAGCAGCAGCCATACCTAACATTGGAACAAGAGCACTACCCAAACCACCTAAGCCAAATCCACCAACACCTTTCAGACCCATCTTACCAAACATTGTCTGCCTGTTAAGGGATGTGATTTCACTTCGTAGCTTCTTAATGGCTTCAGCATATCGTTTAGCACCACCATCACCAGCAGCAAGGGCTGCATTGTACATCATCTGTGTACGTGCAAGGTCTTTCTGGTAGAGGTCAAGACGTGAGGTGCGGGGAGCATATGTGCGAGAGACGCGGTTTTGATAGCGACGTTCATCTTCACTTCCCATCCGTTCTTGACGACGTTGTAGGCGTAGCGCATCTCGTTGCTCTGCCATCTCTTTCATCTTCGTGAGACGATCAAGCGTAGCTTTTGCAGCACCATCTTCCTTTGCTTGTTGGTTTAGTAGCAACACTCTACTACGAAAGCTTGCCAAACTTCCTGTAGCCGGAATGTCTGTTGCCTTCTTACCAACCAACCCAAGCTTCGCTCGACTGCGTGTAATACGTGTTGTAGCCTTCTCTACACCGTCAGCAGCTTTCTTTGCATCTGTTGCTAGCTTCTGCATTCCGAGAGACATACCACTTGCACCACTGCTTGCGACAGCCAGCTTTGTTACAGCTTGCATTTTCTTGGCTACATTGTCAAGCTGTTTGATAAATTCCTTTAGCCCTTTATCATTAACTTGAAACCCTAACGCCCCAAAATACTCGGCAATTTTTTCAGCCATACATTTTCCTTGTTATGAAGAAAAGCCCCTGCACAAAGGCAAGGGCTACATTCTCACGTGTTGTTCTGTCTTTCTTGTTCTTTCCTTGCCTCATCAATGAGTGCAGATTTAGCTTGCATCATCTCGTAAAGAATGAGAACATCATCAACAGAATAAATTGTTTCTAACTCCCAGAGACGGGCAAGAGGCTGTTCTGCTGTACATATGGTAAAAACAATCATATCAACAGAGAGCTTGTCTTGTATCTCCTTTTCAACTCTACTTAATTGCCTGCCATTACTTGTTGCATGTCTACGGTAGTAATGGCCTCCATAAAATTTCCGTAATTGTGTTTCAACACTTCAAATAGAATTTTGAACAGAGCACCGTAGTTGGCAGCAAACACATCGTCAAACTTCTTAGCATCGATCATAATGCCGTTGACAGATGTACTGGACAGCAAATCAAGAATGAGTTGTTCCACTTCCACTTTGTCTGTTGCATCTACAAGAGCCTCTACAGCCACTTGCATTGGACTCTTACCTTCCAGAACATCCCCTTCGCCATTAGCTGCCATCAGGGCAGGGCCAATAAGTTTGGTGAGACGTTTCAGGTAGTTGAAGCCTTTCATGCCAGCGAACGATGTAATCAGATAATTACTGCCGTTAATTTCTACTTCTTTTTGTGTTAGTGCCATAAGGCTCTCCTTATTTATTTGTTAATTGAAAATTTTGGTGATAGATGGTAAGCTGCTACTCACCACACTAGATGCTTGAGAAATCAACCCATCAAGGACAGGAGATGCAGCATCAAGCAAAGATTGACGAAGGCTTGCACCACGTCCCACAATGTACTCAGAAGCATCAATACATTCAAATGTCCACACACGTTCTACAGCTTCGTCTGTATATTCCACTTCAGGAAAGCCAGACAAATAGCATTTGTAGCTTGCAACGGTTGTGCCTGCTTTAGCTGGAAACTCTTGCCCTGTCAGTGTTTGAAAGTTGCCGTAATCGCTGATAGACGTATTATCTGTTACACCGTCAGATAGAAGAATAGCCAAAGGAGCTTCAAGCACACCATTACCATCAAGACGCAACAAAGATGTTAGAACAAGATTGCTTTTGCTGTTTTGGTCAATGCCCACCTCAATGGAGAAGCTTCTATCAAATGTACGAGAACGTGTAGCTGTCCCACGAATACCTTTAATCTTGCGAAACACTTGATTGTCTCGCTTCACTTTGATACTATTCCAACCTGTAATGTATTCAGTGAACAGTGTATTTGTTCCATCTGATGTTGCAACAATTAGCTGAACATTCTCTGGTGTGTACGTTTTAACTAAGTCTAGATTCATCAAATCACTCCAGACGAGAACAATTTAATTGCTGTTTCAAGGAAGCTCTCGCCATCTGTACCACCAGAAATAGCGATGGATTCAGATGTGAAGTCAATTGTCCACTCACGAATTTCCACACCATCAGAATAGACAATCTCTGGGAAGTCACAAATCCAAGCTTGACCTGCAATCAGTGCTGTACCAGAAGAGAAGTCTTTAATGAACAGAGGGAAAATAGCATCGCCAAGATAGCGATCTGTTGTCAGCAACATCCACAATTTATCGTTGAATTCAGATGTTTGAACAAGACGTAGCTTGAGAGTGTATTGTTGATTCTTTACGAGAGTGCGGGAGATAGTGCCGGAAGCAGAGCGTTTTGTCTTAAATACAGGTTGCGAAGCTGTTACAGTAACGAAGGAAGATGTGTCAATTCCTTCTACAGCCATGCCACCAATAAGAACAACAACGTCTTCTGCGGAATATGTGTAAACCATGTATTCCCTTTCTTATATTTCAATTATAGCATAAACACGCTTAAAGTCAAGAGCAAATGTGCTCTTCTCAACAGCACAAACATGTGTGAACGTGTTTACAATATAAAAGAAAAAGAGACATACATTTCTGTATGTCCCTCCCTGTTTGATTTATTCAAACGTTAGTTGCTACGCCATTTAGCTTCTACAGTTGCACCAAGCGTTGCCAGTGTGTTAGCATCATCATCACCAATCAGAGCATTACCACCGATGATTGTTTCCATGTCGTTGCAGAAGATTTGCCAATCACGGGTTTGAATCGAGTTGGAAAATGCACTGTCAGGAACAACAGCGATGAAGGCTTGACCAGAGGTGTAACGGCTGCGACCGGACATATCCAAGATTTGAATCTGGAACAAACCAGTGCTGTTACGGCTGTTCTTGTCGTTGATGTAAAGCTGAGACAGAACATCGTTAGACACGGAAGTTTGATTCAGTGTCAGTGTTACAGTGGCAGAAGTGTTGCTCTTGTAAACACGAGTCGGTTGATTGTCAGCCGAGACAAAAATCTCAAAAGTAGGACTATTACGAGCAATACTCACCATAGCATCTTCGGAATAACCAGAGATGATGTGGGTGAAAGTGTCGGTTGAAACCACTACCTTAATATCCTCAGGGGCCAATGTAGCCAGTGTTTGAGTTGCCATACTATTCTCCTATTAAACGGTCAAAATTCCTTTAATCCCAACACGATGCACCGCACTTCCAAGGCGGAATTCAAACGTAATACCTTCCAGTTTACGTTGAGCACGCAGGTTGGGGTCAACGGTTACAGGGTCAGGTACGGAGATAATGGCAGGAACATCAGGACTAAATGCACCAGAGCTAACACCTTCTGTGAACACAGCACGAATTTCATTCTCGATGATGGCAGCACCAGCGCGTGTATAACCAAGCTTCAACAGATTCACCAGCTTGAAGAATACACGTTCGCGGATACGCGCTTCGCACCAGTCACTGACGAACATGGTGTCACAAAATTCCCCACTTGCCATGACGCCATCAGAGAACATCGCTACGCCACCAACAGTTTCGTATACGTTGTAGTTCTTAGCTTTCAGGTTAGCCACTTCGTTGTCGGTCAAAGCTTGTACAGTGACGCCAGCAAATTGCTTGTACATCAGGGTTGCAGAGCCGGGGGTGTATTGACTAAACTTAGCCATAACAGCAACTTCAGGCTCTTCTGTGGCAGCAACAGCAGACCACATAACCAGTGTACGATCATAGCCGAGGTCTTTCAGGGCTTGACCTACGTCTGTTACGGTAGTGGCTTTAGCTGTGCTATCGGCAGTCGAAGTGAAGTAGAGTTGTTTGCGTGCTTCAATTGCAGCAGCCAGCGCAAGCTGATCGGCTTTAGCGTGAGTGTTAGCAGCAAAGACATACCAATTGCTATTAACAGCAGCTACAGCATTCAGGGCGTCAACCCAAGTTTCAGTGGATGCATCGTACACCAGAGACAGATTGGTGCCAGCTTTAACGCTCCAATCACCGGAAGCAGCTAGAACAAGAGTAGTGCCAGAGATGGTGGCTGTTACACCAACAATAGCAGGAGTAGCAGCATCGAAAGCAGCTTTCAGGCCAGTAACAATTTCAGTTGCAGTAGGGGTGCTATCAGATGTGAAGGTGATGGTTTGACCATTCACAGTGAGTTTGTAGGTGTAGGAGGCTAGAACACTAGACACACTGATAGTGCCACCAGCAACAGCTTTACGACCAATAATAATGGATTGTGGAACAAGCTCTTGACCAAACATCTTCTCAGCAGCTTTGTACACAGGAGAAGCACTGTCAAACAGTTCTGCTACACCGTCAAGGCTAGAGAATGTGCGAGCACGATCTGCAAAGCCAGCATGTTCAGCCAGATACATCGGCACAGAGAAACTAGCACGAGAAACAGATTGTGTTTGACGGCTAATTTGAATATTGATAAAATCCGAAACCTTACTCATTTAATTTCCTTTGTTACGGAGGGGTGGATGGCAACCATGTACTTCCGCCTTGTTGTGAAGATGGATACGAGGATGTGTAGTTGATGTAATTAATTGAAGGCGAAGCTGTCTTAATCTCTAGAGCAATTCCGAAGAAAACATCTTGGTTGCAGGCAAGGACATAACTTCCATCTTCCCTGCTTTTTGGAACATCACGAATATGTGAACGACGAAGGTAGGATAATCCTTGTTTTGCAAACTGATACAACCCTTCTTCACTGTCGAAGATGGAGGCTAAATCCATACTGACATTACCACTGTCATCACCAACAACTGTGAACTGCACATACCACTCGTAATGCTGTACACTGACAAGATTACCGTCTGTGTCTACACGAGAAGACTTTTGTGCTCTCCCCATTGGATTACGATGGATGGAACGAATGGCAATGTGTGTTCCTGCTGGCTCTGGAATGTTTCTGTTTGCGTAAATGATTGGGATGGACGCATTGTTACCCATTGCAACATACAAAGCGTCATACAGCTTGTCTTCAAGTGTTGTGTAAGCTGTGCTCATTATTTCACCATTTGCTTTCTAGCACAAATAGCTTGATAATGGTTACGTACACGCATCGAATAATGACGACTTTTCAGAACAACATACATATCACCTTCCCACTCAAACTCATCAGCTTCCCAGCTTCCTTCTTTCATGTCACGAATTTCAAATGTGGACATAAGCATGATAAGCTGTTTACTTCTATCACCTTCAGGAAGCTGCATTAGCTCTGCATATCCAACAGGTTGAATGTTTGCTTTAATCGGAACATCTGTAGCTGTTGCAGGAACAGGCTTACCTTTTACAATTGTAGGCAATCCTCTTCGCTTTAATGTAACATCAACATACCCAACAAGACGGAAAAGAGCAGAGGACATTTTATTTCCTTTCTGCCTTTAGGCAAATGGGGTTGTAATGCGATAAAGTGTTAGGTCAGCCATTTCTCCCGTATCAACAAGAGGAGAGTTGACGCCTTTCAAGCTAATAGTGTATGGAGCGTTATCAACCCATGCACCATTGTAAATGTTCCATTTGAAAAGCTCTACAGCTTGTCCACCAATACGGCTCAACGTAAGCTTCAGAGGAATCTTAATGTCAAGCAAAGAACGTACAGGACGCATTGCTGCTTTATTTTCAAACGACATAATGAGAGATTCTGTTACGAATGGACGAGCAGGTGTACTGTTCTCTGGAACACCCTCATTGTTCATTGCTGCAATGGCTGCAACAGGAAGGCCAGAGGCTTGATGAATGTCATCAAAATAACCAACATCAAGCTGTGCTTTCTTGATTTCTTCAACACGCTTTACAAGCTTATCCAAACCCTTTGTGTCGATTTTAACTTTAGAAACGAAGATTGCCATTATACGTCTCAAACATTTCATCAAAATCTGTTGTTGGGACAATGTTGTTATCTGGGTTTAGGTCATTCTGTTCCATGTCAGAAATACTAATACCACCAGCGTAAATCTTGGCATTCAAAGCAGCAGCTGTACCACTAGACAAGAGGAATGTTTTAAGGAAATCCATGTAGCTTTGCAGCCACTCGCGCCCATAAACTTCATAAGCTCCACTACGTTCCCTGAAGCCATGTTGACTAATATACCCAAGAATATATTGAGCCATTTCAAGTGCCGTTGCAGCTTCGTCAGCATTGTTCTTATCTAGAACAGCCTGATAAAGAGTGTCAGGGAAGATTTGAAGCTCATTGGTATCGCCAACCTTCAACCTCACTCTGTCAACGGCTTTTGTAAAATCTAAAGCCATGTAAATTCTCCTATAGAATATCTCCTCGAAAGAAGAAGAGACATTTTGTAGCAGAAAACAGCAACCCATGCGAACACAGGCTGCTTGTTGTTTTATTGCTTAGTTTGTTGTCAATTTCACTAGAGAAGCAGGTTGGGTGCAGAAGTACAGCGGAGCCATTTCCAGCTCGAAATCTACATACTCATCACGCTCATCCAGATAGGTGCGAACAAACATCTCTTGACCAGGTTGGTTAGCAGCAGACAGTTTGTTGGATGGGCCAGCATACTGACGGAACAGGTCACGAGTACCCAGACCGTAGGCATGACCGTTATCGGTAGCAATACCAACTTCAGTGGTGCCGTTCGGCAGGTTGAAGGTGGAGTCGTAGGAGATAAAGCGAACACCACGATGCTCAAAGAAGTCCATTACACCCCAGCTCATGTATTGCGACAGGTCGTCACGCAGACGTTGAGCACCAGAGTTCAGGTAGTATTGGTAAGCAGCTTTGATGTTCGGATGGGAAATCAGCTTGTCGTAGAAGGATGGGTCAACCAGCACTTCAACACCGTTGATGCTACCACCTTGCTTGATGTTGGAAGCGATATAGCGTTTCAGTTCTTGGATTTTGCTGTCTACGTTAGTGGAAGCAGTACCCAGAGCGAAGTCTACAGTTTTCTGAGTAACGCCGAACTCGTTGAACATATCAGCAACAACTTTACCATCAGGGGTTTTGAACACGCCCTTGAAAGCTTGCAGTTTCATGTATTCACGGGTCTGGTCAGCAGCCATACGCATGTCAGTTACTTTTTCAGCAAATGCACGAGCGTAGGTTTCTTCATCCATGCTACCAGGCTGACGCCAATCTTGAATGTCTTCGTTAGTCAGACGATCATGGTGTTTGAAGTAGGCCAGTTTCAGAGCGAAAGTTTCAACATCACGTTCTTTACCGTCAGTAAACGAATGATCGCCACGATTCACTTGCGGCAGCAGGGTGATATTGTGCTTGTTTACATCGAAAACAATAGAGGTGGAGCCAGTGGAACGCAGATTGCCGAAGTAGTCACGCGAGTTGATGTAACCATATTGGTTTTCAACGCGGTTGATTTGATCGGTAAATTCGTCAGTTTTAAAAGAGTTGAGGTAGGAGCGAATATTCATTTTATTTCCTTGTAATTTGATTTGAAGTGTTGCCAGTCGGAATCATCTAAGGGGTTCCATCCCTCTCTAAAGCACTTTTGAATAGCTGTAACTGCGTACTTACCGACTCCGAAGAGTTCTGCAAGCCTTTGCCTCCCGCACTTGTCATTGTTTACCCATAAAGCAAACAGCTCATCGGCAACAGCCCACATCTTTATATCAGAGTTAGGGTGCTCCCATTTCTTAGGAGGTGTGCGGTTCTCAGATATAAGTTTTCTGGTGTTATCGCTCAAAGTGCGTCCAGTCAAAGAGGATGAAATTTTCCTCTTAGTTTCGTCACTCCGTTTTCTTCCTGTGTGAACACGCCTTGCTTGGTCGGCATAAAACTGTGCGTTTGCTTTGTGATCTTCGGAGATTTTCTTCTTTGTCTCAGGACTTAACGGTGCCTTGTTGACAGGTTGTAGAGAAGAACCGCCTCCCTTTGCCATATTCCAACCTATGAAAATATCAGGACGTAATGCAGCTTCGATCTTCAAGCAAATATCAAAAGAGGCAATGACAACAACATCAAAGACTATATCTTCTCTGTATTTTCTAATGGCTTTATGGAAGACATTATTGCCTTTTACAGAGACTCGCCTGTGTTGTTGCTCTCTTTTAGAGAGGTTCTTCCTAGACACACCAACATAGCCTTCTTTTGTTATATCGGTGTGCTGTGGAAGATGCGCCCAATAGACAATACTACGGGACATTACACTCGTGCTACGGCACGAATGCCTTTTGCGTTCAGTTTAGTGATAACAGTGTCGATTTGACCGGCAGACAGAGCGTCTTTGAATTTCAGACCAGCACGAGTAACCATTGCAGGAGCAACAGCCAGTTCGTTACCCAGCAGGGTCAGCGACTTATCGCCAGTGCCTACGTCGGTGATGGTCGGGTCAATAACAACGCGAACATCGGCAGCCAGAGTTGCAACATCAGCAGCAGCAACCCATTTGTATTTACCAGATGCCAGAACAACCACAGCACCTACGTCCATACCTGCTTCAACAGTTACGGTAGCGGTGGAGCGGCTGTAGCCAACCTCCGGCTCAAATTCCCATGCCAGAACGCCAGTCAGTTTAGCGCCACGAGTAGCGAGTTTAGTCATAATTACTTATCCTCTTTCTTAATTTTCAGATATTGAGAGAAGTGTGGTACATCAGGTGTGGTAGAGGCTTGTTCTACAGTGAAGCCAATTTCATCCATTTGTGCGTTTTTCTGGTCAACAGCAGCCGACATAGAATCAACAACACTGTCAAAAGCAGCATCCGGCAGGGCCTTCAGAGCTTCAAACATTTCAACAGCTTTCTCATCGCCTACGGCAGCAGAGAGCTTTTCTTTACGAGCACTCAGACGGGCTTCTTCAGCAGCCTGTGCTTTAGCTTGTTCAGCTTCTTCTTTTGCTTTCAGCACAGCTTCTGCTTGTTCTGCACGAGCAACAGCGTCAGCTACATGAGCTTCCAGAGATTGTTTTGCCAGAGCAAATTGCTCTTCCATTTGAGCGAATTGTTCGCCCATCTGGGTGAGTTTTGCCTCCAGTTCGGCTACGACGCCAGCATCTTCTGCCTTAGCCTTGCCTAGAATTTTGTCAAACATTGTTGACTTCCTTTCTTGTTTAACATTACTCGCCATGTCGGCAAGGGCGTTAGCAAACTGGTGTGTAGTCATCACTTCATCTGCTAGGCCAAGGGAAATAGCTTCATCAGCCATAAACATTTTTGCTTCTGTTGCTTTAACGGCTTCCAGAGACAGAGAGCGACCTTCTGCAACATGAGTAGCAAAGGATTCATACATCTTGTCTACACGAGCTTGCAAATCAGCAATAAACTCTTTACGATAGGAGCCGTCTTCTGCATACGGGATTTTGTTAGCACCAGCGTAAACAAAACTCTCTTGAATACCGGCCTGTTCTTTTGCTTTAGCTACGTTTTGCAGTTTGATAACAACACCAATACTTCCAACACCTGCATCTGGGTTAAGAATGATTTTGTCACTCTTGGCAATAAGGCCATAAGCAGCAGAGGCTGCTGTCCCATCTACATAACTGATGATGGAAGCGCCATATTCATCTGCCATCTCTCGGATACGATTGGCTGTTTGGAAACAACCGTAAGCTTCGCCACCACCGCTATCAACCATCTGCACAAGTGTCTTAGCACCAGCTTCAAGCAACTCTTCAGCTTGCTCTTCAAGTGATTGGTAGCTAACACCACCACACATCATTTCCATGCCTGTAGTTTTGTTTGTCAGAGCACCAGAAATAGACAACATACCAATCTGTGTGTCTGGGTTGTAGCCGTATGTGGAACGAGGAGATTCTTCGTCAGATTCAGCCCTAACACCGTTGCCACGATCTTCAAGATATGAGACAATCGCATTAAGGCTGGTTTGAGAGATGAGATGAGGCGTGTCGTACAAACTCTGCATTACTCGGAATGCTTCGTGTGCCATTCTATTCCTTTTCTCTTTTAAGCTTTGTCTAGGTTGGTGGAACTGTTGTCAGAAGTGGAAGCACCAGAAGATGTTCCACTATTCATACCAGCAGCCATACCATCGCCAGAACGTGAGGCCATATCCACTACCACCGTTTCCCAATCAACTTCCTTGTCATCGGCTTCAAGAGGCAAACCAAGTTTCTTGTTCACCATGTTGAAGAAGGAACGTGTACGCTCAATGTTAGATGTAGCAGCAAGCTGTTGTACAGCCTTAGCCCATTCAGACAATGTGATGGTGTCCGGCATTTCAAAATCAAACTCTGGCAATTCGTCCATATCCCAACCGTTCATTCTCCACAAAGCAGGAATGAGGTCATGGTTGAGAACGTCTTTAATTTCTTTCAGACGATGACGAATTGCAAACTCTGTCAAACTCACTTTGCTATCTGCAAGGCTAAAAGAACCTGTACCAGATTGACCAATTGTGAGAACGTCAGCAGAAAGAGCTGTTAGAATTTGGTTATTGATACGCTCAATAATTTTGTTTACGTCGTATGTACTTCCACTTTCTGTTGACAACAATTTAATATCGAAGTATTTTGTCTTCGTTTGTTCATCAACGTCAGAAGGGAACACAATACCTGCTTGCCTATTTGCGTGCAGGTTACGAGCCATATTCTTAGCATATTCGTATTGTGCTTTCTGTCCGTCAGAAGCATTATCTGACATAATGGCAGCAGGCACAGAAACATACGGAATACCATTCAAATCACGAGCCAAGGCAACAAGCTCTTGCTCTTCAATAGAGCGACGTGTTTGCCAAGCTAGATAGATGGATTTGAGAGGAGAATTGCCAAGAGGGTTGTTTAGTCGGCTGTCGCATGTAAAGAGAAGAAAGCGTTCACGAGGAATCTTAATTTCACTCTCTTTAAGCTTATCGCTAAGAAGGTTGGTAGAGGAGTTGGCTGTAGATTGTGTAACAGCTACAAGCTTACTACCTGTCTCATCAAAATGATGTTTGATGATGGTGGATTGTGCTCTAGGGTTGAGGCTCTTTAATCCGACAAGCCCATCATTATATTTACTACCGTTTCGCTTAAGACGATAGCGGAATGCTTTCTCATGGATTGCATATCCATATTCATGATAGGATGTAACTTCCGAAATGAATGAAGCCCAAGAATGTTCCATATCGTTCATGCATTGCATGAGGAATTTAGAACGCTCTTTAGCTTTATCAGAATAATTAGGGTTGCATTTAACGTGCCATTCAGCATCGCTAATCATTGTGCGAATGAAATTAGTGCCTGTTGCAATTGTGGCATCTTTTTTCATTTCATCTACAATGCGATAGAATTCAGGGAAGCGCATTTTACGACTAGCTTCCTCAACAACACTATCACCTGCAATTTTAAGCCCTAATACACCAACATCTGAAAATCGAATTCGGGGAATTACATTGTCGTCGGGAGAAAGAGCGGCTTCATTTAATTCAGCCATTTGTTCTCCTTGTAAGAAGAGGAG